ACGTGAAGTAGTCTGCTAGTTCCTTATGGACATGCTCTTCCTCAGAATGAATTGTAACATAAACTTCATTCTTTTTCTTTACAAAGAGGTTTGTCATTACTGTCCATTAATAAATTTCTCCCACTCAATAGCACTCTTGACTTGGAAACCTCTGTTTGATATTTGTTTCATTACTTGATCTAGCCAATAAAGCATTTGATCTAAGTACTTAATCTTCGCTTCTAGATTGATGATTTCATCATCAGAGTCTAGATAAACTCTCATCTTTTCAGATGTCTTGATACTATTGCCGAATGGTTTCTCGGCATATATCTTTGCGTCAGCCTCTCCTCCATAATACTCACGCTTCTCTTTCACAAGTTTGCGAACTTCAAATTCTAACGAGGTTTTAATCTGAGATATATCGGTATAGTGGTTTAAGTATTTATTATGGCAGAAAGGTATGTCCAGAGCAACCTGAGCTAGGTCAGCACTGTATTGTTTATTCTTAAACTGAAAATCTACATGACTATCTTCTGTCCAGTCTTCTCTCAGTTTTTCAAATCTATTACGAAGAGTATCAAAGTTCATACTAATTCTAATTTCCCAAATGATTTAGAGTTTAATCTTTTCTTGATTAGTTTACCATAGTCTTCATGTAGTTCACAACCAATATAATTTCTACCAAGAGTCTTGGCCACTATAGCAGTTGTTCCAGATCCCATGAAAGGATCTAACACTACATCACCTTTCTCACTACCAGCAAGAATACATGGCTCAATGAGTTCTTCAGGGAACACAGCAAAATGTGCTCCCTTATATGGTTTAGTTACCACCTTCCATACAGATCTCTTATTTCTTTTATCATAGACCATCTTACGTGGCCTAGTTAAACCAGAAAATTGATTATTAGTATCCTTGGTGTTATTCATGTTAATTGGTGTATTACCACCCCATCTTTCACCTACTGCTTGCTCTTTGATTGCTTCGTGATCATAGTAATACTTTCTATTCTTACTCAACAAAAAGATATATTCATGTGCCTTAGTACATCTATCCTTAACACTCTCAGGCATAGGATTAGGCTTGTGCCATATTATATCTTGTCTTAGATACCACCCATCTGCTCTTAATGCAAATGCAAGCATCCACGGTATACCAATTAAATCTTTTTCTTTGAGTCCTTCGAGTCTATTTCCTCTGCGAGGACACACATCTGGTAGGTCTTGTCTAGTATTTGAGACTGTCTGTTTTGCCAGTCCTTGTCCCCTTCCAGGTCTGTAATTATAGTAACTATCGCCAATATTAACCCAACAAGTTCCATCATCTGTGAGCACATTTCGCACCTCCCTGAATACTTTTACTAAATTATCTATATATTCTTCAGGTGATTGTTCTTGTCCAATTTGATTCTCTTCATTACCATAGTTCCTAAGACCATAATAAGGCGGTGATGTTACACACATCCTCGCCTTACCTGTAAATTCTTTTAATGTCTCACGGCAATCGCCAAATAATATAGTGTCTTGGATCATGTAAGTTGATGAAGATTCTTGTCTCGTATAAAGAATTGCTGGTGTTTAAAGGTCACTTCAGCAGTCATATACTCTATATCAGATACTCTAGCATCAAATTGCATATTAGTCAATGAGACAGGAAAGATGTTTCTAAACTCTACTATAAATGCTGGTTGATACTGGGATGTTACTATTTGTAGTTGTGCATTACTATACTCTTCTTCTTGTGGAGTATCAGCATCATCATCTGCTCTACCATTCTGTCTCATCCATTTATGAATGGAATAATAATTCTTCATGTCCTCATCAATAATGAATTGAACATTAAAATCACCAAAGGTTACACCACCACCAGGTATGATAGGAAGATTCCTAAACCTAGTAGGAACTTCAGTTACAGGCATATCAATATTTGGAAGATTGGCAGCCTGACAAAAGAAATCAGTTGCTTCAAACTTATCAATCTTCAACAGAAAACCAATAGGATTCAAAAAGTTCCTATTCTTTGGTTGTTCTTTATACCATTCTGCTCCACCTACAGGCATGTCAACTTCCCAAGCTACTTACTATTTATTGACTGTGGCAAGTGGTTTTTCCAATTCAATCCTCAACTTATCTATTTTTCTTTGTAATTTCTCGTATTGCTTTACACTACAGGCCGCGGCCTTATCTGCATTATTCTTTATTACAACATAAGTTCCTATAGAAACTGAAGCAGCAACTATAGATGATATTCCTATTACTATTACTAAATTTGTATCCATTATCGTTGTGCTAAAACTGGTGCTCCTCCATCGTCATCATCATCTTCATCTTCGTCATCATCCAATTCATCTCGTAGTGATTGAATACGATCTTGTAAAGATTGATTCAATGGATCTCCTAAATTATGTAACTCAGGTGAGTCAAGTTTAAATCTAGGATCTATTGCTTTTGGTACTCTTGGGTCTGGTATAGAATTAAAATTCACAACCAAAAGTTCCTCACCATCCTTTAGTCCTTCCAATTCTGGATGCGGAGTAAACTTGGGTTCTTCCTTTGGTTTATCTTCCATCACTCTCCAACCATTCGACATTAGCCTGATTGCAAATATTAAGGCACCAAACCAAGTGATGACAAATATTGCATCTGCTATACTATGTATCATCTTTTATCTTCTTGGTATATACCTCTGTGCTTTCTGAGTTGCGTCTTGTACCATTGGCATAATATCACTCTCAACCTTATCTATAACGTCATCTATTACATTCACATCCAAATCCATAAATGGTGGGATAATACCAAGTATTCTAAGTAGTCCATCTACAAATAATGCTAGGCATATGAATCCTAGAATCATACTAATTATAGTAGCATCTCTATTATGCTTACGCATGGATGCTTCATCAATTGCACGAGCTTCTGCGACTGCCTCAGCAATCATAGTATCAACTTCTTCTTTTGTATAACACAAACTTTTAATTGCTTCTTCAGTCATCGTCCTCCCTATGAATGATATTCGTCGAGTACCTCCAATACATTTATTAGGACTCGTTTGGCCGCATTACGTTGCTCCCAGTTCCACTCAGGATACCAACTCTTGTTATGTACTCCATCAATCATCTTATTGACTCTAGAGGTCATGTGGACTTTATCTATACGGCCATTCATAATGTATGTTAGCATGTACCTCTATTTAATGTCAAGACAAAAAAAGGAGGGTCTTACGACCCTCCTTAGTGTTTAAACTATAACCTAATGGATCACATAAGGTTCGCAACGCGAACACGTCTGTAATACTGGTTCTTGTTGTGGGTCAATGCTTCTGCATCTGGTGTTCCTGTTCCTGTTCCGTCCTGAGTAACGAATGGGTTTGCGACCATGCCGTAGCGAGTCTTAAATCCAATCTTAGGTTGGAATGTGGATGGATCCACAGATCTTAACATTTGGAGGGGAACATATGGGCAATAGAATAATCCAGCGTCATATGGTGAAGATCCCTTGTAACCTGCAACATAGTAGTGAGTATTAGATACGTTAGCAGAATAAGGATCAACGTAAACCTTAATGCGTCCGTTCATTGTACCTACTAGTAGGTTTCCTGTGTCATCAACTTCACCGATGGAAGGTCCACCAGATCCTTGAAGACCTGAAGAGTAGTCAAGAGTACCACTCATAGCAAGAGCAGATGCTACATCAGCAGATGTGATGATGAAGTTGCCCTTTCCTCTACGAGTCTGCTGCGCGATAGCGTTAGCATCTCTCTCGATCTGGAACATAAGTCCCTTGAATTTCTCAACTGACCATCTTCCGTTTGAGTCAACGTCTAGGTCGAATACACCAGCGTTGGCAACGTTGTTCTGAGCACCAGACTTAGCGACTGTATATACTGTACGAACAACCTCACGGTTGATTTCTGCAAGGATCTCACTAGAAAGTAAGTTAGCAAGTTCCTGCTCTGCATCAAGGCCATGAATAGCTTTCAAGTCCTGTGCAAGTTCTAGAGTGTATTCTGCTTTCAAAGCACGAGTCTTTGCAGTAACAGAAGTCTTCTCTATACTGAAGCTCATTTCGTTGAATAAGGTTGAACCTGATCCAAGAGTTTCAGCAACGTTTCTTGCTACTCCAGTTTCGCCACGCTCATAGTTAGCAGTAGTTGTACCACCACCTGATGTGTCGTTAAGGAGAGCTGGGTTTGCATCTGTAGCACCGTTGTCACCACGAGGATGAGTGTCGTCGCCACCAGAAGCATTGGTCTGGTTATAAGCACCAGGACCAGCAGATGAAGCAGAGAAGCTTGAATCTGCTTCGTGGAATAGAGCCTCTGGGCCTGCACGAAGTGCTGAACCTTGCTCTTGATAATGAGCCTTCATTGCGAAGATAAGTCCTGTTGGACCACTCATTGGTTGAACTCCACATATGTCGTATGCTACCAAGTTTGGCATAGCACGACGTATGAGGCTGATCATTACAGGGTCGAAACCTGCTAGACCGCCTGTCTGTGTACCAAGACCACTACCTGAAAGGGCATTAGTACCAATAGCACCAGCAGTGTTGCTAGCCTCATTGATCATGCCACGCTCTTCGCGTAGTGTCTTTTCTGTGTTTTCTAACAGTACAGCAGTAACAGCTTTTCTATAATTGTCTTTGATGGTGCCAGCACCTTCATGACCTAGAACAGGTGACCACTTTTCTGTTAGAGCTTTTGCATTAAACATTTTTCTAACTTAAAAGTTTATTTTGATATTATTAAGCATTCCAGCGATTCATAGCATCAAGGTAGCTTGCCATTGCTGGTGTCACATCCTTATCTACAATTCCTTCAACTGGAGTTTCGTCTGCAACCTCACTTGGGGTTACGGTTGACTCCTTGAAATAGCTCTCCTTGATAGTAGAGACTTTCTTGGTGAACTCTTCCTCGGTTGTAAACTCGATTCCCTCTGCGAGAGCAGCGAGCTTCTCCTTCTGAGTATCTGCTAGTCCTTCTGAAACATTATTCAGAACAACAATTCTTGCAGACTCATCTAGGCGATTTTGTAACTTCACATTAGCTTTGACCTGTTCGTCAAGGCGTGATTCCATCTCATGTATTTGATCGGCCATACCTTCTACCACATCAACCTTATCGTCGGGGATAGAAATGTAGTGCTCTTCAAAGAGATTCTTCAGACCTGCAATGAAGTCTTCTGTAATCTCATTCTTTATACCTTGGTCAATGGCGATCTTATTCTCATCCTTCCATTGTCCAATGGCGTAATTCACTGTGCCGTTTACTTCTTCAGAAAGTTCTTTCTTAACTTCAGCAACTTTCTTCTCTGTCTCTTCAGCAAAGTGTTTTACAAGCTTTTCATACTCTTCTTTGAGTTTTGCTTTTACAGCGGCCTCGAAAATTGTTTTTGCTTTCTCGGCAAACTCTTCAGAGAGTTCGGTTCCCTCTAGGAGGGCTTTGATGTCATCGGAAACGTCGAGTTCAAAACCAGCATGAATTGGATATGTGACCTTGCCACCATCTCCAGTTCCGTATGCTACCTCTGTACCAACTGTAGGTGTTGTACCTTGGTCGCCAGCATCGTTGATGTTACCTGTCTGAGCAGTACCATCACTCTGTGCTGCCTTATCTCCTACAGGAGCGGCTGCTTTAGCACCAGGATTCTCTTCACCGTCTTCGTCATGTTCGTTTGGAGTTGTAGAACTACCACCCAAATCAGTAACTGACTGTGCGCCAGGAACAGCAGCAGGTTCTACTTTAGGCTGTGGATCTTTTCCAGAAGCACTTGATGTTTGTACATCAGATACTTGTGAAGGATCAGAACCAGTTCCAGGAATTACTTCAGCAGAAACTGATGGCATAGGATCTCCTTCTTTAAGAGTGACCTTTTGCTCAGTCGCAAACTCCTCAAACTTTTCGTTTAATGTATCAGACATTTGTTAAATTCCTCGAATTTCCGTATATAATCTAAGTTTATTTATTAAATTAGAGTTTTGTAATGAAGTCATTAAACACTCTAAGTGTTTTTTCCTCCAATTCTTGACGAGATGCCGCGTCAATAACTCCTTTGTATTTAGCAACTTCTGCTTCCTTTAGTATTCCATTAGACCAAACCCACTCCTTACCTTCCATGATACCATTGACAAAAGCATCAGGTGCGGATGGATCTGCCACAATGTCAGCAGCAGTTGTTAACATAAAATCATCTTGGACTACTGAGCAGTCCTCTCTTTTATCAATGCTTCCCATACCTCTAGAAGAAACTCCTAATTGAACACCAGACTCTAAAAGAGACTTGGCAATATTGCCCATAGGTGTATCAAGTATCTGTGCTTTACCTAAAAAGTTTGTTCCTTCTGCGCGGAGTTCTACAATCCTGTGAGACACACGATCAAGATTTACAGTTGGGCCATCTGGATGTCCTAACTCTCCTAAAGCACGTTTTGGTTTTACATATTCTTCATTGTAACGCCCAACCTCACGGTTAAGAGTTTCAAATGGATACATACGACCATTGCGATTCTTTAGTTCAGATTGTAAAAATACTCCTTCAATATAAAGGATCTTCTTACCACCTTTTTCTTCAGTGAGGAGTTTTATATCCTCAACTTGTTCCGTTATCAGTTTCATTAGATTCAGGCTCTACAGCAGTTTCTTCAGGGGGTTCATTAAACAATGATTTCGCAACACCTACCTTGTTATCTCCAATAGCATCAGATGCTTTGGCATACAAGATATCATTAATGTCATCAATAGCAGAAGCTCTATCGTTATTCTGTATTTTAGATACGATATCAACCACTCCTGGCATAGGTACATCACTAGTTACTTCAGTTTCTTGCGTCATGATAATATGATATTATATTTTATTTAGTATTATTGCTAGGTTTAGGCGCGGGGAGCTTTGGTTTTG